TTGAGTCAAGGAAACGCTCTAAAAACACCCTTTGACCTGGTCGTAAAATAATACCACTCGTGGAGATATACTGACCATTCAGTTTGATTTTACAAAGAACCGATGTTTGTTTTGGATTATGAATTTCGAATTCGAAATTATCTTTGTCGTTAAGGAATACGACATTACCATTGTAGATTTTTAAACGCGACTTTTTCTTTGTGATGTGAGCAGTCGGCTTGCTCGCGCTAGTTGTTGTGTAATACATTTTTTTTTAATTTTAAAATAGTTAATGACTATGTTACCAATACCTTCGTGTCCGTGAATACTCAACAGCTTATTAGGGCTGGGGACTGATAAACTAAAATCTAAAAATAAATATACAATATCTGTTTTTTGTGTAAATAAAAAAAGGAGACAATTTCTTGTCTCCTTTTTGGTATCTAAATAAGATATTGATTATCTCAATTCTCTTAAATCGAATGTACGTACACCATCAACCGTGATACGTCCGTAGAAACGGTTATTAACCATTTTCTTAGCGTATCTCGTCATTATACCTTTGATAGGTGTAAAGTTGAATGGATTGTACATTGTAGGTGTTAATTGTAGAGGTACATACGGTGCGTAGATGTAACCTGTGTCAAGTAAAGATGTACCTTTGTGACCCAACAACACTTGGTTTGCTGGGAAGTAAGGGTCTCTATACACTTGGTAACGACCAGCTAATGTACCAACTCTTTCAATACCCATGTTGTATTGGTCTTGCTCAGGAGCCGCGTTTGATACGTGGAAGTATTCCAAGTCATCAAAGATAGCACTGATTTCAGAAGAAACAACAATCCAGTTAGCTCCACCTCTTAAGGTAGATTTGTGGATTTGAGCCGAAATTTGGTTGATAGCTGTAATCAATGTTTGATTCCAATCTTTTTGAGTGTAAGGAACTGCACTTGAACCAAGACGCTTCCATCCGTTGTAATCCCAACGTAAGTTCCAAGCCGCACCTTTACGTAAATCTCTTAAGATTTCACGGTCGATTTCAGCCGCAACTTGCTCAGACAATAAAGCTGTTAATTCAGCTTCAGCGTCGATGTTGTGGAATGCTGCAACGTCTTGAGCCATTTCTGGAGACCATTGAGCTCTTAATTTTCTTTCTGTTACAGAAACTGTAACTGACATAAGGTCGAAAGATACCTCACCGATTCTATCTTCAAACTCTAAGTTTTTGTAGATTCTGTATTTAGCAGTGAATGCGTCGTTAACTGATGTATCAGATGCGAATGTTGAACCTGTGTAACCGTCCATAGAACCACCACAAGTGATACAAACTGGTACTTGTAAATCAACCTCTAAGTAAATTTTACCTTCAGCATCACATAAGTTGTCATATTGACCGCCATCAGTTCTGTCATTAGGGAAAACAGATGTTGCATTGTTATTACCATATTGTACGATACCTTTACCATATCTTTGAGTTACAACTCTAAATAAGTAAGGGTTACTTGTGTTACCTGATGTGAAAGCGTTACCATTAGCACCATAAATAGTTAAATCAGATAAGAACGCTTCGTTGTCCATTGGTTGACCATCAGGACCGATTAATTTACCTGCTCCATCAGATGCAAAACCTGACATAACGATTAACACTTTTCTGTAATTATCCTCAGTATAAGCTGTAGGAACTAATTGGTCAGCTAACCAACTAACAGTAACTACACTAGCACTGATAGCAGAATATTGACCTTTAGAGTAATCGAACAATCCTGGAGGGTCCAAAGCTGGTTCGTTACCTTCGTAGAATCTATCGTAAAGGTCTTTAGTGTTATTGTAGTCGTAACCACTGTTTGGTGTTTGAGTATCCGCAGCATTTGGTGAACCATAAGGAGGATAGTGAATACCTGTGTTAGCTAAGTTAGCTGGGTCAGTGTAAGCCTGAATGTTAGGTACAAAGTAGAATAATTTACCAATAGGTAAGTTCATTGCTTGTACTGATACGATGTCATTCGCTAATAATTTAGAGAATACACGTCTTACAATTGGAAAAACAACTGTTTCAAATGCACCTGTGTCAGATGTAGATGATGCTTCGTTAATTAAAAACGATGCTTGGTTTTCGTATAATTGTGCTACGTTTTCTCTCATGTGACCTTTAAGACCTTCTAAAAAGCCTAATTTGTCCCATTTGTTGATTGTGTCTTCTTTGATAACTTTAAGGTGTTTTAAACCGATGTTACCTACAAGACCTGATTCTAATAATGCTCCCATTTTAGTATTTGTTTTGTTTTTAAGTTTATTTTATTTTTATTTTTTTAACCTAATTTACCCATTAAGTCCTTCATTCTTAAGAATTGAGGATTTTCATAAGTTTTTGATTCAATTAGAGTTGTTGATGAACCTGTAGAAACTGATTTGTTTAATTTTGTTGCTACTGATTCGTTAATTGATTTTGTATCCACAGTATTTAATTCGTCTTTGATTGACTTATAAAGATTTTTAGATTCTTTTAAAGTTTCAACATCGTCAAATCTTCTTAGGATGTTTATTTTTTCTTTTTTAGTAGTTGAGTGTTCTGTAAACAATCTTGTAGCGTAAGCTAAGTTTGAATTAAAGATTGCAACTTCGTTAAGTTTTTCTCTAAATACATTTAATGCTTTTCTGTACTCTTCATTTTTTTCTCTCAACATTCTAACTTCTTCTTGAGTAGATTCAACTTTAACACCACTATTACTATAATTGTAATTTCTGTTATTAGTGATGCCCTTTCTTAATCCTCTACCTTCTTTTGAACCCATTCCGTATGTTCTAGCAGCTTCTTTTGTTTCAGTTTTTTCAAAAGCCTTTTCTCCTTTAGAATTTGTCATACCTTTTTTAGTAGTGTAATCTTCTTTACCTTTCATGGTTTTAGACTTATCACCTCTATTCATTCCGTAATCACCTTCTTTAGTTTCTGCTTTAACAACTTTGGATTTACCTCCCATATTTTCACCTTTCTTGTATTCAAATTTTGCTTTACCAGTACCAACTGATTTAGGACCTACTTTTTTCTTTTCATCGAATCCGCCTTTAGCTTTATCTTTGTAAGAAAATTTAGGGCCTGAGCCTATTCCAACACCTTTAGGTTTGTAAGTTTCATTTTTCAAATCGTCCATGTCATCTTCTTCCATCATTTCAGAATCATCTTCCATCATTTCAGAATCATCTTCCATCATTTCCTCATCATCATCCATCATTTCGTCATCATCATCTAAAGTTATTTCATAAACAACTTCTTCTTCATCGTCAAAATTTTCAACATCTGATGAATCACTATTGTCAGAAAAAATAGCGTTAATAACGTCATCAACTGAGTCGTCTTGGTCATCGTAATTCATATCATCTTCTTGCATTAATTCGTCTTTTTCAGACTCACCAAGCTTAACAAGATATTCTACGTCAGCATCATCATCGGTTAAATGAACGTTTTCACCATCTTTTTTTACAATGATACCGTCATCTTCACCCATAGCTTTGAATACTTTCAAGATTTCTTCGTCAGAAGCGTCAGTTAAATCTATTGGACTTTCTTCTGAATCCATGTCCATATCCATGTCAACATCCATATCCATATCCTCTTCATCAGAGTCCATGTCCATATCTGTATCGATATCCATTTCCATTTCATCGTTATCAGCATCCGTATCAACGTCTGCATCTAATTCAATCTCATTTTCATCATCCTGTTCGGAAAGAGATTCTTTTACTAGTTGGTTGATTTCTTCCTTCATAGTTGAAGCAAGTATTCCTTTTGCATTTTCGGCTATTGCTTCTTCAACTTGTCTCATTTGAATAAGAGCCTCTTGGACTAATTTGTTTTCTTTCATGAAAATCTATTATTTTTACAATATAAATAGTGTCAAATAATAAAAAATTCACTTTTAAGGTAACACAATCTTAATTTTATTTTATGTAAAAAATTCGGAGCATAAAAAAAGTGGTCGATTATGACCACTTTAATTTAATTTGTTTAAAATTTAATTATTCGATTACCTCATCAATTTTACTTTCCGATACTGAAGTAATTCTCCAATCATTTGTAAAACCTTGGTATTTTTCCGTAACCTTTGCTTCAACATCTGTTACTGAAAAACCTTTAACTAATTTTTCTTCTCTGATTTTTTTGATTTTACCAGTATTCTCATCAGGTAAGTCATACTGAATTTTTGCTACAAAATATTTTTCGTCCATAATTTATTATTTTCCCAAATAATCGGTTAATTTCCTCATTAAGTCAACTCCTTTACTTTGAAATTCCGAATTTTCAGGTGATTTGTATTTTTTTTCTTCTTCTAAATTTTCTTCGTACTTATCTCTATCGTTAGGATTAGTGAATAAGTAAGCACCTGGTGTAGATGGTGATGATACCAAATCAAAACAAATTAATTCAAAATCGTCTTGTACTTCATTTCTTTCCCCAACCTTTTTCAAGGAACCTACACCTCTTGAAGAAACTCCCATAGTAACGCCTTGTCTCATTAAATTCGCCGCTTGGTCTCCTTTAGTGGAAACAATACCTTTTTCATGAAAACCTGGTGATGTTAACAATTTAAGTTTACCCATTAAGATATTTTTATCCCACCATATCTCTGTAATGATGTGAGATACCCTATCTAAGTCAATTAAAGACGATTCAGGGTGATTAAGTTCTGAAGTGGATAAACCCTTTTCAATTGCTTTTTGATAGTTTATGGCTTCTCTCTTTAATATTCTTTCAGGATAAAATCTTCCGTTTCTATTTGGTGTATCGTATTTTTGTAATACTGCATAAAATTCAAAAGGATTTCTATAATCTAACTCCTTTGCTTCTCTTAACATCTCGGCGTTACGAATGTCTTTTGGTGATATCCAACCTGCGTCGGTTTCAACCAATATTCCATGACCTACTTCGCTTGCTTCTAAAATTCTTAATTGTTTCATGAATTCTTTTTAAGATAAATATACGATATTACTATCTTTTTAATATTAATCGTTTTTAGAAGGTGAAAATTCAAAGTATTTGTTTTGGATTACATTCTCTTTAACTATGTTTTTAATGATTGCTTTAACCGAATCTTTTATTTCAGGACATTTAAAATCTATTTCATTGTTGGTATATAAATTAACCTCTAAATTTAAAAAAGATTTTTTACCGTGTGAAATACCACTTGTCCTAAGGTCCAAATCAACTATACTTTGTTCTTTAAATAATTCGTGGTTTATTGAGTTGAATACCGAATGTTTAATATCTCGGCTAAGATTACAAACAACTCTATTCCAATTGTTATGTTCAAATTTAGGTGTTACCCATGATTGTATGTTAATGTATAATGATTTTAAATTTTTTGAATCTACCGTTCCGTAGACAGATTTAATTGGATTATACAGATTTAACTTTACACTTTTTCCTTTTTTCATTAAGTTTCATATTGTCAATGTTTATTTATTTGTTAAAATAATAATAAAAATTAGTTCTATTGTCAAAAACTTTCTGAAATATTAAGATATTTGTATTATATGTTAAAAGTAGATGTAAAAAAAGATGGGATAGAAAAGGCCCTAAAGACATTAAAGTCAAAAGTAATTAAAACTAAACAAAATCAGATGTTGTTTGGTAAAAAAGAATTTGTTAAAAAATCGGTGGAAAGAAGACAACAAAAGTTGAAAGCGTCTTACGTTCAAAAGATGAAATCTAAATTAGATTGATTCTTCTAAGTTTTTTAACTTAAGGAAATTAAGTTGGTCAAATTTTTCAACTTTCAATCTATCAATTGTTTCAGACAATTTTGTCTTAATTTCAAATTCATTTTCGTTTTCTAATAGAGTGTTCAATTTAGAAATTGTACTTTCTTTTAAAGTTTCAAATTTTTCTTGAAGTAATGAAGTATCTTCAGACATTAATTGGATGAATTCTTTTTTGGTTGATTCGTCAAGATTATCGAGATAACCCTTCATTGTTTGGTTTGCAATACTAACCATAGATTTTAAAGGAATATTAATTGATTCCTTTATAGTTTCGGGTTTTTGTGAAACCAATGTCTTAATCAAAGTTTTCTTTGATTGAACTCTTTCCATTAAATCCAATTTGTTAGTATAAACTAATGAATCAATATCAGAATATTTGTTCGAAACATTCTCATATAATGTTTTTGGTGTTTTAATTGTTGGTACCAATTTTTGAATTAAGGTAATCCCTTCTTCCAAAAAATCTTTTGCATCGGCTTCGGTTAATCCTTGAGGTGTAGTTAATTGGTCGTATAAAGAATATAGTTTTGACATATTCTTATTGTTCAAAACATTTTGTTTGAACTCTTTTAACGATTTTTTAAATTCCTGTTCATTTTTGTAGGATTCTAATAAATTGTTTTCAATTATGGATTTAATTTGTCCGAAAGTCATTTTGTCTATTTTCAATATAAATATTACGAATTTAGTAACTTATCCAATTCTTTTGAAATTTCTCCCAAAGAATCTTGACCTTGATTCAAATTTAAAAATCTTGATTTTTCTGCAAAATTATTTTCTAATAAAATATTCATATTTGCCCTTCTAGATTCAGGTGTTACTTCACCCGCTGGTGGTGGTGCAGTTTCACCTCCTGCTGGTGGTGCTGCCTCTTCACCTGCTGGTGGTGGCGCAGTTTCAAAACTTCCTCCCCCAAATGATGGTACGGCACCCGTATTTTCACTATCTGTAGTTGTCGCAGCATTTGCAGTTGACCCAGACGGATTACCATATAACTTATCAATATTATCAAATAATCCTGTTTTGGTAATAACTGTCGGAGTTGCTTTAAGTTCCTCTCCAACAGCTCTTTCAATTCTTTGTTGTTGTAAATCCAATCTGATTTCTTCATCAGACCAGTTAAAGATATGTTTCTTAGCCCAAGTTGATGATGTAGGTTGAATACCATTTCCTGGGTCGGCAACCAAATCTTTATACAATAACACTTTTTCTTTCCATACGTCAATTTTTAATAAATCGGCTTGTGTTGATGGATTAGATAAACCTAATGTAAAGTTTTGTAATTCATCTTCAAATCCTAATAAAAATAAGTGAACAATTGCAATTTTATTTAACTCGGCAATCATACTTTTTTGAATTCTGTTGATTGTACGAGCAAAACGGATATCTTGTAATGATAAGTTTTTACCATCACCAACAACTTCTTCAAATCCTAAGAATGCCTTAGGAACACGAAGTGCGGTTAATAATTTCTTTTGGATATATTCAATATCGGCAATTTCTGATAAGTTTGTAGCTCCGGGTAATGTTGTAATTGGGTCTGGTGCTGCAGGGTCACGAACTGGAATGAAGTAATCTTGGTCAACCGCCATTTGGTTGAATCTCATATCTACGTTTCCTGTTTTAGCGTCCACAATTTGTTCTCTTTTAAATTTGTTCGCAACACGGTTTACGTATGCTTCAACATCATCGTCATTCATGTTACCCACAAACACTTTAAACATTCTTCGTTCAGGAGCTCTTGATGTACGATAGATTAACATGGCATCTTCTGATAACAATAACTGTTTCCAAATACGTCTTGCTTTTTCTAACATTGATGTACCATATGGAAGTTTTCTGTCATCACCTAATAATCTAAAGTGAGCAATCTCCCATGATTGGAATTCCATGTTTCTGTTTTTCCAAGTAAAGTGAAGAGCCTTCTTATTCTGGTCTTGTTCCTGTGTGATATCCACAGTAATCTTAGCGGTTACACCAACCTCGTGACGTTCAATTTCAATTGTTGGTAATTGTTGACAACCAATAATACCTTTTTCAGGGTCTAATTTCATATAAACGAAGTTATCACCATACTTACACGTGTTTCTTGTCCACATTGGTAAGTTAGTGTTAATATCGAGGGCGTTGTTAAATAAATCAGCTAATACCGATTTAATTCTTTTTGATTCTGAATAAATTTGTAGAATAAAACCATCTTCATTTGTTGTTGTAGATTCTTCAGAATAAATGTCCAATGCTGCAGAAATCTCAGGAGTATATTCCATCGATTCATAATCATATTGAGCGGATAATCTTGATGGTTCATAATAAATTGCTTGAGAATATAAGTTGTTTTCAACTTTAGCCCATTGATTTGTTAAATAAAACGTTTGTTGGGCTTGGAGTTTTTCTCTCTCATAATCATCACGATTTGGTGTACGCAGAAGTTCTTTCTTATCAAACTTAAAAGTCGGATAATCCTGTTTCAACAGTGAATTTGGGCCGAATGTTTGCGATAGTCTCTGCCAGACCGTTAGATTTTGTTCACTCATATTACAATTTTACTAATTACTTTGATAATATAAATACTTATCAGGCACCAAATAGCCATCCGTATTTTTGGTAATCTGCTTTACTTGCTTCACCATTATTACCCATACCATTACCTCTACCCATTTGAGGAACCATTGGATTAAAGAATTCAGCAGAGTTTTTATTTTCATTAACCGTGGTTGCCCATGAGTTAATCATTGCTTTTGTATGATTGGTAACTTTTTCTAAAGATTGAAATGATTTTTCTGCAACATATAATGCCATAGATACCCCCATGATACAGTCATCGTGGTGACCTTTTTGGTGGTCAGGTCTTCCATTAATATAAATAAATGTATTCATTTCATTGTATAATCTACTTGAATATACTTTAAATCCATGTCTAACATTTTCCTCGAACGCAGATATAATTTGAACCCTTTTTGAGTTAAAGTTAATACCTGGTATTCTGTCATTAATTTTTGGGTCCCATTTCCATTTATTAGTCGTATCAACATTATCAACATATAATCCACCTTGATATGATAATTCTTGTAATTTTCTTGATGTGGAAATACCCATACCTCCCGTAATATCAATTACACAATAAGCATTGTACATTGTTCCCCATTTATATGCGATTTCAGCTAATACATCAGGTGGAACCTTGGCAACATATTCTAATACCTGTTCTCTTGTTTCAAAATCAATGATTTGGATACACGAGAAGTCCTCAGAGTCACCTCTTGATACATCGACACCCATTACGTACTTATGTCCGTTTACAGGTTCTTTAAATATCCATAGGGAACCTCCCATTAGTTTGGCTTGTGGTTCACGTAAAGTATTTTTGGATATTTCTTGCATCAATTCAGATTCGAATACATTATCACCCGAACCTAAAAAGTCACATTCTAATTCCTGTGCTACTTTTCTTCTATCAAACTTTAACTTCTTAACCATACCCTCAAACCAAGCAGAACATGGTTTGTACCCTTGTTCAATATAATCGGTTACAACGGTATGGTCTCTTTCGTATGGATTGTCCATCGACAAATTAATGATATCTTTATCACTATATTCTTCACGATTTAATAAGAAATGTACCAAGTCAGGAGTTTTAACCATATACAAATCTTTTGTATATCTTGGGTCACGATACCAAAACATTTCAGATATTTTAAAATCGTTCATGTTTCTTAATGACTGGTCGTAGATTTCATAATAAATTTGGTCATATCCGTTTGGTGTGGATACAACGATAACTTTACCCCCTGTAGATAGGGACGCCATACAGGCTGACCAGAAATCTGAGTCTGCCTCGATAAACGCCGCTTCATCAAATACAAGAATGGTAGGTGTATAACCCCTCAAGGCATCTTTTGATGTTGCAACGGCTTTAACTTCACAATTATTATTAAGTTTAAAGTGTCTTTGAGAGTTTTTTTCTTTTGAGAATGAAATACCAACCCACGCAGGCCATTGTTCAGTAAACCCTCTAACCTTGTTAGCCATCTCCATTGATGTATCTAACTTGTTGGCAATAATGAGAATTTTTTCAGGTTTGTTTTTTTGGGCAAATGCCAATTTTTTTGATATCCAAGCGGCGGTTACTGTTGATACACCAGCCTGACGATACTTTAATGCAATGTTTTCATTGTATTTGTCGTAATCTTCGATTAAACTAACTTGGTCGGGGAATAAATCTAATGGGACGTATTTTGATACGGTATTATCGTATGTCTGTAAATAAGTTCGAAGTGCATAAGGAGTATTCCTCATACACTTCGTTAACTCTATAATCAGTTGTTCTTTATTCACACATTTTACTTAGGTCTTGTTATGCCCAAACCACTCAAGAAATCATCTAAACCTTCATCATCATCTTCATCAGAATCAATATCTTCTTCTTCCTTATAATTTTCAAATTCTTCTTGCATTTGTTTGGCTTCTCTAACAATTTCTTCAAATCGTTTTTTAGCTTTACCAAGTTTAGAAGAATCTTCTGAGATGGCGTTTCCAATAATTTCTAAGAATTCTTTAGCGTCTATTTGATAGAGTAATACATGGAAAAAATTTATCAATCCTTTATATTGAGGGTCAAAAACATCATCAGGTAATGCGAAACGTATTTTTTCAACAATTTCAGGTCCAATACGTAATTGCATTGGTTCATTTGATAACACATCAGTTTGTCCTAATACTTTTTCTCTCATACCAGGGTCTGATGGTAAACCAGCTCTACCTTTAGCTTCTTCTAAACCTTTAATAATTTCATGACAAAGGATTGGGAAAATTAATCCTGTTGCAATGATTTTAGTATCAGGTTGTTCTTCACCTTCCTCCCCTTCATCATCGGCATCATCTAATTCAACTTTACCTGCAACACCTTGACCTGTTTGACTCATCTGTTCAATCATCTGTTCCATACTAAAATATAAGAAATCATTGATTGCCATAATACCTAAGTAATCTCCATATAAAGATGGGTCAATAGCATCTAATCTTGATTTAATTTCAGGTTTTTGAAAAAGGTAATGTCCTTTCTTGGCAGCTCCTTGAATAAGTGCGTTGATAATATTTCTTTTGTGTTTTTCTAATTCTAAAATTTCTTCGTCAGTTAATTCATCAAGGTCAAAAGATGGAAATTGTAATTTTTCCTCTCCTTCTTCTTCCTTGTCTTCATCATCTTCAGGTTCCATTCTAAAATTACCAGTATCAGGCATACCTAAACTAGCTTCAATTTGGTATCTTCCTTTAGGGACTTCAGCATCATCTAAAGACGCCTCTTTTGCCAATTCGATTAACTCATCTCTGTTAGCAGCCTCAATTCTCATGATATTAGGAAGTTTTCTCATCATTTCTTGATAAACCATTCCTTGTACTTGTTTAGAACTCAAATCTTCAATACCTGTTACTTGACGTAATTTATCTGCAACTTTTTGAAATCTTTTACTAACTAATCTTTCTACATCCGCGGCACCTTTTTTCATTGCTGGGTTTGTTGCGTAAAGACTATCAGGACTAGCTAATTTTCTTTCTAAATTTGGGTCCATTCTTTCAGGAGTTGTCCCGTAATCAATCTGTTCTTTTAATTTCCTTGCCATAAATTATTTTTCTAATAGTTGCATTATTACATCAATCACTTTTTCTTTTGCGTCTTCAGGTGAAACTTTTTTCGCTTTTGGTGCGGGATTTTCACCAGGATTTGGATTTTTGAAAGGGTTTGGTCTTTTACCTGGTTTTGTGCCAGGTTTTGTTGGTGCTGGTTTTGTTGTTGGTGCAGGTGCGGGACTTGCTTCAACAATGTACTTGATTAAATCACCTTTAGTGATTTTTGGAGGCATGTTTCTTTCCACTATTTTTTCTATTTGAGATTCTAAAAACAAAGATACGGGATTTTTTCCTTCCTTCAATTGTTTTTTTACTGACATTACACATCTTTCCCATTTCCTTGATTTTCTTGGACCAACTTGTGCGTGACAAATAGCCCATGGATTTGGTTCTCCGTCTTTTTCTTCAAACATACCCATACCATCTTCTCCACCACCAAATCCATCATCACTAGATGGTCCGTCGTCATTTCCAACACTATTACCTGCGTAAGGGTCAAAACCACCTTCTTTTTCTGCAGAATCATCTAAATCGGCATCTTCCTCCAATTCAGATTCATTTGGAGTTGCAATAACATCACCTGTTGTAGTTTTCTTTACATTATATCCTTTTGGAGCTGCTGGCAAATTTCCACCGTCTGGTCCAACTTGATAACTTTTTTTAGTTGGTATTTCTTGAACTTGTTCTCCCAATAATTTTGAGTATAAAATATTAATTTGTGATTCAGTTAATTTACTAACTGTATTGGATGATAATCCTTTTTCAACCAACTTGAGTGCTTTTATATTAGTTTTCATATACTACTTTTTTTTCAAATTCTAAAATTAAATCTCTTTCGTAGAGTTTATCTTTTATTTCTTGTTCGGTACTTCCAAATCTAAAAACCAATCTTTTTTGTCCTTCAGTTTCTTCGGCTTCCCAGGCTAATGCAACAATATCATCTATCGCATCTATCATACAAAAAAAATCGGAGTTCTGAATCAATTCCAATTTTAAATCAGTATCTTTCAGAACTCCTACTTTCTTAATATATTTTATTTCAGGTGGTGTTGGATATCCATTGGAAGGTTTACTTTCCCATGAATCTCCCCAAACATCCAAACTATCTGAAAAAATAAACTCATACAAATTGTCTCCCTTATAGTTAGGACCTAGTCCATTAACATAAGTTAAATAACTCATAAAATTTCTCCGTTTGGTGTAATTTTAACTTGACCTGATTTAGTTTCAAATACTAAATTCTTTTTATTAGTGACACCAATAAATTTAGAATTAATATTTTCTTTTACAAATTTCTCAGCCGCCAATTCTTGTTCAATAGTCTCAGTCATTTTTGTTACTGATTCCATGATAGTTTTAACGATTGTTCTTTTTTGTACTTGTTTTTGTACTTGTTTTTCTTTTTGTTCTCTAATTTCTGATTTAGAAACTTCAAAGTATTTTGAAATAACTTTATCTACTTGTGATTCACCAAAGATACTATCAAAGATTGCTCCGTTGTTTGAATAACCTTTTACTCTTTTTGAATCATAATCCTCATCATAATCTTCAGAATAACGACTATCTTCATAATCTTCACCCATTTCATAACCTTCAACAGGTACATCCATATCAGCTTGAATATCTTCAACTTCACTATCGTCAGTCATATCTTCACCGTCCATATCATCTTCTTGACCAAAATCTTCAGTCTCATCTTCTTCAAATTTACTCATGATATCCTCCATATCTTCTTCAGATAATGAAGTTAAATCAAGTGAAGATAATACCATGTTGATAACGTATTTAATATCTTCAGATGTCATACCTTGTTCAGTATCAAGAGTTCTGATTTTTTGAGTCAATTTTCCTGTTAATTTTTGAATAGTTTTAAATGTGACTTGGTCTTCATTTCCACCTTCTTCAGCATCAACATCTACGTCAACATCAATATCTTCAACACCCATGTCATCCATATCATCCATAGGCATGTCATCCATACCCATATCTTCACCACCCATATCACCCATTGGTGATGGTGGCAATTCAGGACTTGGAACCGCTGGAGGAGCTGCAGGTAATTCTGCTGGTGGTCCTGCAGGCATTTCAGGTGCCGCTGGTTTTGGAGTTTTTAAAGT